AGACTTCGCTTCGCTTAAGAAGAATCGTACCAAGTCTCTCGACAAGCTTAACGCTCAGCTCGATAAAATCACCACTAAATCATACTCAGATCCTAACGAAGGTAAGATGTGGAAACCAACCCGCGATAAAGCAGGTAACGGTTTTGCAGTCATTCGTTTCCTACCAGCAGCCGAGGGTGAGGAAATGCCTTTTGTTCGAATCTGGGATCACGGTTTCCAAGGCCCAACTGGTCTTTGGTATATCGAAAACTCTCTAACAACTATCGGGGCTGATGATCCCGTATCTGAGTTCAACTCAAAGCTTTGGAACACAGGTGTTGATGCTGATAAGGAACAAGCACGTCGTCAAAAGCGTCGCTTAAAGTATTACAGCAACATCTACGTTGTTAAAGATTCTGCTAACCCAGAAAACGAAGGTAAGGTCTTTATGTATGCCTTCGGTAAGAAGATTTTTGATAAGCTCAACGATCTTATGAACCCTACTTTCGAAGATGAGGATCCAGTAAACCCATTCGATCTTTGGGAAGGTGCAAACTTCCGTTTGAAGATTCGACAGTTTGAAGGTTATCCTAACTACGATAAGTCAGAGTTCGATGCGGCAGGCCCGCTGTTTGATGATGACGAAGCACTTGAAAGTGTATGGAAGCAAGAACACTCTTTGCAAGATCTTGTCGATCCTAAGAACTTCAAGTCTCACTCAGAACTCAAGACCAAGCTCTTTAGAGTATTGGACCTTGCTAATGAATCTGTTGAACCAGTTGCCCCTGCACCTACCTTTGCATCAGAAGATACTACTGACGATTTAGACTTATCCGGTCTAACTAACGAAGCAGCTACTTCTGAACCTGCAATGGCTTCAGCTGATATAGCTTCTCCTGCAGCCGATGATGACGATGATGATTTGTCTATCTTCAAAGAACTCGCTCGCGGTTAACGTACTTGGGGAGGGCAACCTCCCCTTTTTTAAGGAGACACTATGTCGGATAAACCAGAAACTATTCTTGATTTCGATTTTGGCTTTACAGCAGTTGATGCTGACGAGTTAGATGTAGTACGAGAAGCCAAAGCTGCAGTTGAAACCACTTCAGTCGCAGCCGAATCATCAGCAGCTAAAGCACAACTTATTTACGATGCTGTAGTACCTCTACTCAATAACCTTAAAGCAAATCCAGAAAAAGATTACATTTACTGGCCCGATCGTTATGAAAAGCTCGATGCGTTCGCTGACAAGCTTTACTCTATTCTAAGTGGAGATTAATCTATGAGCTTACTTGATAAAATGCTTAAAGCAGGTTCAGTCAAAGGGTCGACTGTACTTTCGAAATCGTCGTTTTTTAACGACAAAGATCCTATCCAAACAGAACTACCAATCGTTAACATTGCATTCTGTGGGTCCCTCGATGGTGGATTACTACCGGGGCTCACTGTACTAGCTGGTGCATCTAAAAGCTTTAAGACATTACTCGGTTTGTATTGTATGAAAGCTTATCTGAATAAGTATCCAGAAGGTATTGCAATCCTATATGATTCTGAGTATGGTATTACACCAGACTATCTCAGCAGCTATGGCATCGACATTGACCGTGTTATCCACGTTCCAATCGAAGATGTTGAGCAACTTAAGTTTGATGCTACCAAGCGTCTCAATGAAATCGATAAGGGCGACAAAGTCTTTATCATGATTGATTCAATTGGTAACCTTGCATCTCGTAAAGAGGTTGAGGATGCTGAAAACGAAAAGAGTGTTGCTGATATGTCACGTGCTAAGCAACTCAAGTCTTTGTTCCGTATCATTACACCAAAGCTCACTGGAAGGGATATTCCGATGGTGGCGGTAAATCATACCTACAAAGAAATTGGGATGTTTCCAAAGGACGTGGTGTCTGGTGGTACCGGTATCATGTACTCAGCCAACCAAGTCTTTATTATTACCAAAGCTCAAGAGAAGGATGGTACTGATTTACGTGGTTGGAGATTTACAATTAACATTGAGAAATCAAGATACGTCAAAGAAAAGTCGAAGTTACCTTTCACAGTATTGTATGACTCAGGTATCCAAAAGTGGTCAGCCCTGTTCGAGCTAGCTCTTGAATCAGGACATTTGACAAAGGCCAACCAAGGATGGTATAATACGGTTAATATGGACACTGGTGAAGTAATTGAGCCAAAGCGGCGAGCTAAGGATCTTGAGCAGGATGACGAGTTCTTTGGAGGACTTATCAAATGCCCTAAGTTCAAAGCGTTCATTGAACGACGATTTAAGCTTAATAATCTTGAGAAGGATGATGTAAATGTTAGAGAAGACGATCTTATCGAACTTGATTCTGAATGAGGAGTTTAGCCGCAAGGTCTATCCATACTTAAAAGAAGACTACTTCGATGATAATTCTCTTCGCAAGATCTTTAATACTTGTGCTGAATACGTAGATCAATACAAAGAGCCTCCCTCAAAAGAGGCTCTTAAACTTGCTATCGAAAAGCGTAAAGATCTTACCGAAGATGGATACAGTGACATTCATCAAATTGTTGATGAACTTAAAATTGATCCAACCACAAACTCAGATTTCTTGCTTGATGAAACTGAAAAGTTTTGTCAAAACAAAGATCTATACAATGCTATTCGCAAATCGATTATGATTCTCGATGATGCTGACGGTGATAACGATAAAGGTACCATTCCTAAGCTTCTAGCGGACTCGTTAGGTATTAGCTTTGATAGTAGTGTTGGTCACGACTTCTTAACTGATTTCGAAGATCGTTATGAACATTACCATAAGAAAGAAGAACGCATTCCATTCGACATCGACATACTAAATAAGATTACGAAGGGTGGTTTACCTCGTAAGTCTATGACTGTATTGCTGGCAACTACCGGTGGCGGTAAGTCTTTATTGAAATGCCACATGGCTGCTAACCATTTGATGTATGGTAAGAATGTATTGTATATCACTATGGAAATGGCTGAAGAAGAAATCGGTCGACGTATTGATGCTAACATCATGGATATTACTCTTGATGAAGTTCAAGACATTCCACGTGATGTATATGAAAAGCGGATGAATCGCTATAAGAGTAAGACAACCGGCAAGCTTATTGTTAAAGAATACCCTACTGGTTCTGCTCACTCAGGTCACTTCCGTCACTTATTGAATGAGTTAAAACTTAAGAAAAACTTCGAGCCTGATGTTATTTTTCTAGATTACCTTAACATCTGTGCATCCGCTCGAGTTAAAGGGGCTGCTGCTAGTAGCAGTTACAATCTAGTTAAAAGCATTGCTGAGGAGGTACGCGGTCTTGCAATGGAATTCAATTGTGCATTGGTTACTTCTAGCCAGTTTAATCGCGACGGCTATGGGAATTCAGACGTTGATCTTACAAACACTTCTGAGTCAATGGGTATTACTCATACAGCAGATTGCATACTCGGTCTGGTGACATCTGAAGCTTTGGACGAACTCGGTCAACTTATGATCAAGCAACTTAAAAATCGTTGGAGTGATCTCGGTTACTATCGTCGATTCTTGGTTGGTATTGAACGAGCTAAGATGAAGATCTACGAACTTGAAGAATCCGCTCAGAAGAATATTAATCTCGACGGTGGAGGTTCCAGTGGAGGTGCTAATTCAAATCAGGACAGTGGTCCGGTGTTTGACAAGACTGACATTGGCATGAGACTCAATAAGAAAAAGCGCCCCGTGTTTGATGATGTACAAATCAATTAATTATAAATAGCTAAAACAGTTATTATATAATAATAGGGACATCAATGTTAAGCTTTAAGCAATTTCTTAATGAACTCTATGTTGATCTAAAACACTCTGACCTTACCAAACGTGGTGGTGCACGGACCCAAGTCTTTGTGCAAAAGGTTAAAGACGGTGAACCCTTCTTGACTAAGAAGGGCGCTGTCGTTTTAGACCGAGGTCATTTAGATGATATCGAAAAAGGTATGGAGAAGCGAGGATATCGTGATACCTTTACTGGAACTGACACCAAGAATAAGAGACCCGTTCGAGTCAATTACTCAAAAGAGTTTTTAAAGACGCCTGAGTTTGGTGGTAAAGGTGCTGGTGCCGGTACTGCAGCTGAGGATGCTTATCTCAAAAACTTTACTAAAGTATTAGAAAAAGTCTTTGCAACTGAGAATCAGCCCATCATTAATCTACAAATCAATGGTCGTACCGTTGAGTGTGCTGGTATCATTTCAACTCCTCAAAAGGGTCGACGAGCTCCTAAGTCCGATTTCTCAATTGTTAATGCTACAGGTGAAGAGGTTGCTTGGTTATCTCATAAAGCAGGTACCAAGCCCAGCCAATTCCAGCAATATGGTGGATTGAGCGATAGTGCATTCTCAGAGAATCCTGAAGTAAAACAATTTGTTATGGACCTCAAGAAGCTATATCCAAACGGATTAGAACGTGGTAACTCAGCTTATCGGCCATGTAAAGATGTTTCAATTATTAATATGTCAGTATACGGTACAGCATTTGGTGGCGAACCTGCTGCTGAAAACGTAGACGAATTCCATCAAGGTACTCTTAAACTTAAGAAGCTTGCTGGTAATACTACATACGAAATCATTTCATCACACAAAGGTAGTAATGGTAGTATATTAGATAGTGGTGGTTATGAACCAATTTATTACGCACGATATACTGGCGATCGAGGAGCTCGAGTCGCTGGTGAATTTATTGAGAACGCTCGAATCGGAGTTTTCCCAGCAGCCAAAGCAGCAAAAACGAGCAAACTAATATGATAGGATTTAGGCAGTACCTCGAAGAAGCAGCAGGTAAAAACCTGCACATGACTCACCTTGAAGATGCAGTTATCGATGGAGGAGTTAAAGGTACACGTAATGTATTTAATTACCTTCGTGCTTTACGCGATATGTTAGCAGGTAATGCTTCGGCTCCTGTAAGTGTATCAGTAAAGTGGGATGGTGCACCGGCAATCTTTGCCGGTATCGATCCCGGCGATGGCAAGTTCTTTGTTGCAAAGAAAGGTGTATTCAACAAGAGCCCAAAGCTATATAAGACAAACGCAGATATTGATAATGATTTGAGTGGCGAACTGAATGACAAATTCAAAGTTGCTCTGGCCGAGTTCGGTAAGCTCGGAATAACAGGAGTAGTTCAAGGTGATTTCCTCTATACGGATGACGATATTAAAGAAGAAACTATTGATGGAGAAGCGCATATTACTTTCCATCCTAATACCATTGTTTATGCGGTACCAAAAAACAGCGGACTCGGAAAGAAAATTACAGGATCCAAAATCGGTGTGGTTTGGCACACAACATACTCAGGACCAGATCTTGAATCAATGTCGGCAAGTTTTGGAGAGAGAATCTCAACTAAGCTCACCCAAGTCTCGTCGGTCTGGCATGTAGACGCAGTATTCGAAGATCGATCCGGTAATGCTACATTTACAAAAGCAGAAACCAAAAAGATTACAGACATCCTATCAAAAGCCGGTACACTTTTCCAACGTACTAAGGCTCCTATACTTAATGAGTTTGCTAATAACAAAACACTGAATGAGCGAACTAATCGTTATATCAATTTAAAAGTCCGTGATGGTGAGCGTATTACAGATACAAAAGCATTCGTCGTCGGCTTACAAGCACATACTCGTGAATACTTTCAAAAGGAAGCAGATAAGGTTAAGCAACAAGCGACTAAAGATAAGAAACTCGCTATGGCTGACACTGCACTTAAGATCTTTACTCCTCGTAATATTAAAGATATTGAAAAGGTGTTCGAGATGTATAACCTCTTAGTTGACTGCAAGATGCTGGTTATCGAAAAGCTAAATCATGTAGATGGTCTTCGTACTTTACTTAAAACGAAGAACGGATTTGAAGTAACAGGTCAGGAAGGCTTTGTTGCTATTGACCACATCGGCAAGGGTGCTCTGAAACTAGTCGATAGATTAGAGTTCAGCAAGGCAAACTTTAGTACAGAATACATTAAAGGATGGCAAAAATAATGGCATTTGTATCAGTACCAGGAAGCAATGGAATATGGCAATATGATAATGTTGCCACGGCAGCAGACACTTATCCAGATGCTAATGGAACTTATTCAGCCGGTGTACGATCATATGCTCCACCATCCGGCGTGGTTCAACTGACATACGTTAGTTGTAGAAAAACAGGTGAGACTGTTTTACGAGGCGAATTAAATAAGAACTTCTACGACCAATTAAACGCTAACGGAGTACCATAATGGCTATTTGGAATAAGGACAACCAAGCCTATTTACAAGGCAATAAAACTTTATTTGAAGCATTTATGCTCGCAGATAAAGATGGCAACATTATCAACTCGTTTGGTGTTGCGTCTAATATTCCTATTGCTGCGGGCCAGGTAGATGGATACGCAGCAATTCATAAATTTGGTAGAAATCCAAATGTAGGAAACGCACCAGAAACAATTTGGATGCACGGCGGCAAATATCAATACCTTGCTGTTGATTCTCCAAGTACCTTATATGCATATAGTGCTGACTTAGAAGATTCAGCAAGTGGAGACGGTGCGAGAAC